TTGCCAAGAGAGTTTGAATTAAACGAATATATTGATAGAGACATTATGTTTGAAAAAACATTTATAACTCCTCTATCATTTATATTAGAGAGTATAGGTTGGGATGTTGAAAAGAAAGCAAGTTTGGAGGCATTTTTCGGATGAGTGATTGGCTAAAAGAATATGCAAATGAAAATGGTTTACCTATAATGAATCAAGGTGAGTTTGAACATCACACAGATAGATTAGGTAAAGAACAATTTAGATTAGACTTAGCAGAATATATTGCTAACAATAGACCTGTATTTCCCCTAAAAGAAATAACAGAAAAAGATGTTAGAAAATTATTTAATGAGTTGAAGAATGATGATATATGGAAGATAATAAAACCCATAGAAAATATAGATAAGACAGTATTTGAAAAATACGAAGATTACAAATATCCATTTAAAGAACATGGTCTAGGATTAATTGATGGCCCTAGCACATACAATTCTATTAGTAATTATTTTCATCAAGATTTAAGATTGAATTGTGGTAGTTATGGATTTGAAGCACCTATACAAGTATGGACAGAAGGCACAGCGAAAGATATCTGGAAATGTTTAGGTCCTATTTGGCGTGGTATTAATAATATGAAAAAAGTTAATATTGATGGTGAAGAAAAATTAAGAGGTGGTTCATTAAATAATGCAAGTTATATGGGTGCATTTAGATTAGGTACTTATATTGCAACACAATTTAAACCTAATGTTGCAAAGGCAATATATCAAATGACAGACGCTAAAAAAGTTTTAGACACAAGTTGTGGTTGGGGTGATAGACTTGCAGGTTTTTATACTTCGGATGCTGAAGAATATATTGGGTGCGACCCTAATCCAAATACCTTTAATAAGTATTATCAACAGATAGAAACTTACGAAAAACTTTTAGGTAATGAAGATGTTAAGATACATGCAGGTCAAACTACAAAAGATAGTGCCTCATTTATAGGTGTAGACGGTAAAAAGAAAGTTAGAATTTATAGATGTGGTGCAGAAGATTTGCCTTGGGATGAAATCAATAATGTTGATTGTGCATTTACAAGTCCACCTTATTTTTCAACAGAAGAATATAATAAAGGTGGTGAACATGAAGAAGACCAATCATGGTTTAAATTTAATGAATATGAAAGATGGCGTGATGATTTCTATTTACCAGTTTCACTAAATAGTCATAAGAGTTTATCAGATAATGGTTTTCTATTTGTAAATATCATGGACCCTAAAATAAAAGGTAAAAGATATTATAGTTGTGATGAATTAGTTGATTCTTTATCAGACTATTTCATAGGTCAGATAGGCATGAGAATTATGCAAAGACCACAAGGTAATGCTAAATTTAAAACAAAAGAAGAATTGAATGAGTTTATGAATATGTTGTTCATAGAAAATGTATGGTGTTTTCATTCTGTACATTCCGATTTAGATTTATTCAGACATTCAAGAGTAACCACACTTGACAATTTCTTCTAGATGGTGTATAATGATTTTCATATTGAGGTAATATAATGAGTAATTTTTTAAAAGATATAATTAAAGAGACAGGCAATGAATATGCCACTCTAGCATCCGATGGTGTTACAGGTGGTGATGTTGATAGTTTTATTGACACAGGTTCATATGCTTTCAATGCCTTATTATCAGGCAGTATTTATGGTGGGTTGCCAGGTAATCGTATAACGGCAATTGCAGGTGAGGCCGCTACAGGTAAAACCTTTTTCGCATTAGGCGTATGTAAAAGTTTTCTAGACAAAGATAAGGATGCTGGTGTGATTTATTTTGAATCAGAAAATGCAGTATCAAAAGATATGTTAGAACAAAGAGGTATAGATACAAAAAGAACAGTTGTTGTGCCAGTTGCAACAGTACAAGAGTTTAGAACACAATCAATAAAAATTATTGACAAGTATTTAGAACAAGAAGCAGATAAAAGAAAACCTATCATGTTCGTTCTTGATTCTTTAGGTATGTTATCAACCACAAAAGAAATGGATGATACAGCAGAAGGTAAAGAAACAAGAGATATGACAAGAAGTCAAATTGTTAAATCTACTTTTAGAGTATTAACTTTAAAATTAGGTCAGGCAAATGTGCCAATGATTATGACTAATCATACATATGATGTTATTGGTTCTATGTTCCCACAAAAAGAAATGGGTGGTGGCTCTGGTCTTAAATATGCAGCTTCAAGTATTGTATATCTAGGTAAAAGAAAAGAAAAAGATGGTACTGAAGTTGTCGGTAATATAATACATTGTAAAAATTACAAGTCTAGAATTACAAAAGAAAATGCACAAGTTGATGTTAGACTTACATATAAAAAAGGTCTTGACAAATATTATGGTCTTGTAGACCTTGCAGAAGAATCTGGTTTGTTTAAAAAAGTATCAACAAGATATGAATTACCAGATGGCAATAAACAATATGCAAAAACTATTAATAATGAACCTGAAAAATATTTCACAAAAGAAATATTAGAGAAGATTGATGAGTACACAAAAAGAAAATTCACCTACGGAACAGAAGACTAAACCATACACATTTGCACAAAGACAAGATGATGATTATACTTGTATAAAACTTACAGAAGGTAAGTATGCAGAAGTAATTTATAAGTATGGTAATGTTGGTTTCAAAGAAGTAGAAGACCAAGAAAAACTTTCAGTAATATTTGATTACAATATTCTAAAAAATCCTAAACAGGTAGATATTGATGAACAAGAGTTCATTGACCATATCGGTGATATATTAATTGATTTAGTAGAAGAACAATTGGCAACAGGTAAACTTGATTTAAAAATAGAGGATGTAAATGAGTGATAGAATAGAAAGAATTATATTAAAAAATTTATTTTATAATGAAGATTTTACAAGAAAGGCATTACCTTTTATTAAGTCTAATTTTTTTACAAATAGAAATGAATCTATTTTATATAAAGAAGTATATGATTTTGTAAATAAATATAAAAATCTACCAACAAAAGAAACTATACTTGTTGAATTAAATAAAAGAAAAGATTTAAAAGAAGAAGAATTAACTGAAATAAAAACTATTGTAAACGGTTTAAATAACGAACAAGTAGAATTACAATGGTTGTTAGATACAACAGAACAATTTTGTAAAGACCGTGCAGTACATAATGCCGTTCTAGAAGGTATTCAGATTCTAGATGGTAAAGATAAAAAACAAAATCCAGAAGCAATACCAGGAATATTATCAGAAGCACTTGCAGTATCTTTTGATAATCATATTGGTCATGATTATATAGATGATTCAGAAGCAAGATATGACTTCTATCATAAGAAAGAAAAAAGATTTAAGTTTGATTTAAATTACTTTAATAGAATTACTAAAGGTGGTGTGCCAAGCAAAACACTTAACATTGCACTTGCAGGAACAGGTGTTGGTAAATCTTTATTCATGTGTCATACGGCCGCAAATTGGCTAATACAAGGCAAAAATGTTTTATACATTACTCTTGAAATGGCAGAAGAAAGAATTGCAGAAAGAGTAGACGCTAATTTAATGGATGTTACGATAGATGATTTACATGCAATGCCTAAAGATATGTATGAAAATAAAATGTCTAAGTTACAAAAGAAAACATTAGGTCAATTAATCATTAAAGAATATCCTACTGCCTCTGCTCATAGTGGTCATTTCAGAGCATTACTAAACGAATTATCATTGAAGAAAACTTTTAAACCAGATGTAGTCTTTATAGATTACCTCAATATATGTGCGAGTAGCAGGTTCAAAGGTGGTAATATCTCATCATATTTTTATATCAAGGCAATTGCTGAGGAGTTAAGGGGACTTGCAGTTGAATTTGATATGCCTATATTCTCTGCTACTCAAACAACAAGAAGTGGTTTTACTTCAACAGACATCGGTCTAGAAGATACGGCAGAATCATTTGGTTTACCAGCAACAGCAGACTTCATGTTTGCTCTAATATCTAATGATGAATTAGAACAATTAAATCAATTAAAAGTCAAACAATTAAAGAACAGATTCGGCGACCCAAGTATGAATCGTTCCTTTATCATAGGTGTAGACCGTTCCAAAATGAGATTATTTGATGTTGAAGCTTCTGCTCAGAACATTGTTGATAGTAATCAGACTGAAGAAGAAGAAAAGATAACACCAGAAGGTGCTTACGAAAAGTTCTCTGATTTCAAATTATAGCTTGACATAGTTTTCCTTTCCTGTAATATGGTAGTATAAATAGTCAATAAAGAGGACATAATATGACTGATGAAAAAAAGAAAGGTTCACAAAAACTAAATGTAGGAACTCTGGAAAAGAGACCTGAATCCATGAAGATTATCTATGATAAAATTGACAAAGGTAAAGATTTTGACATGTTTAAAACTAATCCTACAGGTAAAGAAAGTGCTAAATTAGAATTTATTAATGCTGATATAAAAAAAATTTTCGAGAAGATGAATGTTGAAGAATTGAAAAAATTAGGTCAAACGAAAGCTGGTAAACCCTCACCAGGAACATATCTTATGTTTAAGGAAAAAGGAACAGGAACAGCACTAAAAATAAGTGCTCTTTTAAAGTCAGGTGAGTTTGGTGGTGGTGCTGGTTCTGGTGGTGGAGCTTCAAAAACTGAAAAACAAGAAGCAATGCAATGTTATTATCTATCATATTTAATAAATAATGGCATAGGTGAATATACTTTAGAAAATAAAAATGATGTTACTATTAATAAAGACCTTGCAAGTGATAAAAATTTACAGTATTGCCATACACCAGCATTTCCAAATAAAACATCTGTAAAAGAACTTCTCTCAGATGGTGACCTTTTAGACTGGTTAACACATGGTAAAAAAGGTGATGATTTAAATGTTTTTATGAAAATTGCTAATAAAATTAAAGACCATATGAAAAATAGTCCTAACTTTGATTTTAATCCGCCATATCATATTCATCACAAGTCAGCATTTATGGATGAAGTATATAAATCTAGAGAAAAAGTTTTAGAAATTGATAAAAAAAGTGAAACTCCAAAAGCACCAGCTGGGTTTAATAATGATAAATGGAA